AACGCAAACACAATCTGCTAACCCTGTCGTTAAAGCCGGGGCCGGTGTTGTTGTGCCAATTGGCACTACTTTGGTATCATCAGTCAACCCACTGATTATTGCCGGGATAGTAGAATACCGCTGTAAAGTAAAGATAGCCGGTAGCTTCTGCCGCATCCAAAGCATAGAAGGCAATTTTTGCAGGAGGATCGCCGTGTGACGTGTATACCAGAGCTGAAAAATATCGATATCATTAGAGGGCAGGCTCTGGACATCGAAGTCACAGTTCCAGACGGCGCTGACTTGTCTGGTGCCACGGCAACCTTTGGCATAGCTGAAACGCCTGAGTCTGCATACGTCGTAAACTTGACGACATCAAAGTTTGGCCAGGTAATCACGGCGGTTCTGACAGAAACCAAGTCCTTGCTCTTGACAAGACGGCAGCATTATTACAGTTGCTGGGTGATAATTGGGGGCGACCCTACACCAGTAGCACGCGGGTACATCAACGTATCTAATGACCCGAGGAATAGATAATATGGATTTTTACAATCACACCCGCAAATTGTTTGCGAATGGCGAAGTGCAGATTAACAATTTGAAAGTAGTTTTGCTAAACGACACCTACACGTTTTCCGCAACCGAAACAGCACTGACTGCAATCAACGCGGCTCAGGTATCGGGTAATGGCTGGACCGCTGGCGGTATCGTCATCGCAAACGCTGCTGTTACGGCTGTTACTGCTAACGCAAAGCTAGACGGTGACGACATCAGCATAGATGCGTCAGGGGGATTTATCGGACCTGCTGAGGCGCTAGTTATAATAGATGCGACAAACAGCGTGCCTTTGTTCTACTTTGAGTTTGCAAACATTCAGACGGCTGCTGAAGGTACGCAGTTTAAAGTGACCTTTGACGCCTCTGGTATTGCTACGTTTAATGCGGCTGTTTAAGGCGCTCAATCATTCAAGGAACATGTGATATGGCTAACCCGGTAGGTACGCCGACAAAGTACCGTAGAAGCCTGGCATAATTTGAAAGGATGACAAAAATGGAAAAGTTTCCCGACTATAAAACAGTTTCAGTGTCAAGCCTGATCCCTTACGCCCGCAACAGTCGCACACACAGCGATGCCCAGGTTGGTCAGATTGCCGCAAGCATTAAAGAGTTCGGCTTTCTTAATCCCATCATCGTTGACGGCGACAACGGCATCATTGCCGGTCATGGGCGCGTTCTTGCCGCTCAAAAGCTTGGCCTTGCAGAACTGCCGGTTATTGAAGCGGGGCACCTTAGCGATGCTCAGAGGCGGGCGTACATCATTGCCGACAACAAGCTGGCCATGAATGCCGACTGGGACGACGAAATGCTGCGGGTCGAACTGGACGCCCTTGGCGTCGACGGGTTTGATCTTGAGTTGACGGGTTTTAGTCTGGATGAAATTGCCGACCTACAGATTGAGGAAGTGCCTGAAGGTTTGACCGACGAGGACGCCGTACCAGACGCCCCTAACGAGCCTGTAACGGTTGAGGGTGATGTATGGGTGCTGGGCAACCATCGGTTGATGTGCGGGGACTCTACTAGCATTGATGCGGTTGAGAAGCTGATGGATGGGCAGAAGGCTGATTTAATCCATACAGACCCACCCTATGGTATTGGATATGGCGGATCTATGAGCCTTGGGCAAGCAAAACACGGATGGACACAGCATTCAGGCGGATGGGATGAACAGCGGCCACCTAAAGAACTGTTTGACTTGCTAGAAGCGCAATGCAGTAACAGGATTATCTGGGGTGGAAACTATTTTTCTGATTTTCTGCCGCCGACAATGGGCTGGCTTGTCTGGGATAAGGGTCAACGCGGGTTTTCTTTGGCTGATGGCGAAATGGCTTGGACTTCTTTTAACAACGCCATGCGCATTAAAGAATATTCTAGAGCCGCAGCAAACAAAGAGGAAAAGCATCACGCAACACAAAAGCCTCTTGAGGTTGTTAAGTGGGCTCTAGAATATGCAGACAGGCACAGCAAAGTTAAGCCGGTGTTTATACTTGATCTTTTCGGCGGCAGCGGCACAACCCTAATCGCCTGCGAAAAAACCAACCGTCACTGCCGGATGATGGAACTCGATCCAAAATACTGCGACGTAATCATAAACCGATGGCAGCAATACACCGGCAAAGAAGCCGTACTAGAATCAACAGGCGAAAAGTTCAACAGTAAGATAAGCGTATGACCAATAAACCAACCAGCAACCACGTCCCGACCGAAGCCACACGTCAAACTGTGCAGCTTCATACGATGGTGGGCACTACGCAGTCAGACATTGCCCGCGTGCTGGACATTGACGAAAAGACCCTGCGCAAGTATTACCGGGATGAGCTGGACCTGGCGAAAGCAAAAGCCAATGCCACCATCGGCGGGGCACTGTTCAACAAGGCAAAAAGCGGTGATGTTACTGCAATGATATTTTGGCTGAAAACTCAGGCAGGGTTTCGTGAAAAGACGGACCTTAACCATATTTCAGAAGACGGCAGCATGACCCCCACACGAATTGAGCGCACCATTGTCGACCCTAAAAATACCGACGCCTAGATGGGCCTTGCCGCTTCTCAAACCATCAAGGATCAAGGGCGCAAAAGGCGGACGATCTAGCGGTAAGTCTCATTTTATGGCAGAAATGTTGGTAGAGGAGCATGTATTCTGCTCGGATCAGCAAACGGTCTGCATCCGCGAGATACAGCGCTCGCTTAAGTTCTCATCTAAAAAGCTGATAGAGAATAAAATCAAGGCGCTTGGTGTTGGTCATCTGTTTGAGATTACGCTGACAGAGATTCGCCGCATCGGTGCTGAAGGCATCATAATATTCCAAGGCATGCAGGATCACACCGCCGAGTCTATCAAGTCGTTAGAAGGCTTTGACCGGGCATGGTGCGAGGAAGCGCAGAGTCTTAGCCACCGATCTATAGAGCTGCTAGTACCCACGATCCGAAAGAACCAGAGCGAAATATGGTGTAGCTGGAACCCCGACCAGCCTGATGACGCTGTACAGGGATTGTTTGCAGAGAATCCTGATGCCATTCTGGTGCACGTCAATTACACGGATAACCCGTGGTGCCCAGAAGAAATGATAAAGCTGGCCAACTGGCAGCGGCAGAAGGACTACGAGCGATACGTACACATCTGGCTAGGTGGATTTAACACAAAATCTGAGGCGCAGGTGTTCAAAAACTGGCGCGTCGATGAGTTTACGCCAGATCAATCCTTCGGCGATCCCATGTATGGTCTAGACTTTGGTTTCGCAAATGACCCTAGTTGCTTTGTGCGGACCTACATCAAAGGCAACACCTTGTATATTGATCAAGACGGCGGGCGCATAGGGCTTGAGCTAGACGACACGGCCGAGTATTTTAAGAGCTATGACCAGTGGATAGAGCGATACGCAATCAGGGCAGACAACGCCAGGCCCGAATCAATCAGCTACCTGAAGCGGCACGGCTTGCCGAAAATAGTAGGCGTAAAGAAATGGCCGGGCAGTATTGCAGATGGCGTGGAGTTTCTTAAATCGTTTGATGAGATAGTCATTCACACGCGATGCAAAGACATGCAGGAAGAAGCCCGTCTATACAGCTATGCCGTGGACAAGCGCACAGGCGACATACAGCCCGTCATAATAGATGATAATAACCACAGGTGGGATGCGGTCAGGTACGCGCTACAGCCTCTTATAACAGCCAAGAGTGCGCCGAGAGTTCGCTCACTATGAACTAGAACCGTTATCCGTTAAACTTGACACATCATTAAACAACAGGCAGGGCGACCATGTTCCAGTGGTTAAAGCGGAAACCGGCGATAGCCAAGGAATCAAGAACAGGCCCGGTCATCTTTACCGGCAAGAACCAGGCCCAGTTTGCGCTAGGCAGCGACAAGGTAGGCGCACGCGAATACGCGGTTGAAGGCTATCAAAAGAACGTCGTGGCGTTCCAAGCAATAAACAAAACCGCTGACGCCGTTGCTGCGATGCACTGGATTGCTAGAGACTCAAGAGGCAATGACCTTGACGCCAGCGGCTTTCTTGATCTGATCCGCCAGCCAAACCCGCTACAATCTGGACCTGAGTTTATGCGCGCCGTTGTTGGCTTCTTTCGCATATCCGGTAACAGTTATCTTGAGCGCGTCATGGTCGGCCAGCAGCCGCGTGAGATGTACGCACTGCGACCGGACCGAATGGAAGTCCAGGCAAGCGCGAGCGGCTTTCCTATGGGCTATAAGTTCAGCGTTGGCAGCTCTTCTGTTGAGTTCAAAGCAGATCCGCGCACAGGCCAAAGCGACATACGGCACATTAAGGCATTCAATCCGCTTGATGATTACTACGGCATGAGCCCATTAATGGCTGGAGCGTATGCGGTAGACCAGCACAACGAGGCTATGCAATGGATGCAATCTTTGCTACAGAATGGCGCGGCACCATCGGGCGCTATGGAACTTGGCGAAGGGTCGCTAACGGATGACCAGTTCAACAGGCTAAAATCTGAAATCGACGAGAAGTACACAGGCAGCACCAATGCGGGTCGGCCAATGCTGCTTGAGGGTGGCCTGAAGTGGACGGCAATGGGCATGAGTCCGGTTGATGTGGCCATCATAGAAACTAAGTACAGCGCGGCTCGTGACATCTCTCTGGCCCTTGGTGTGCCACCCCTGCTACTGAATATACCTGGCGACAGCACGTACTCAAACTACAGAGAAGCCCGCCTGGCATTTTACGAGGAAACGGTTATCCCCCTAGCAGAGATGATCCGCGATGAGCTAAACGCATGGTTGTCTGATTTGTTCGGCGGTGTTACTCTGGACATTGACCTCGACAAGATCCCGGCGATTGCAGAAAAGCGGCATGAGATGTGGCTCATGGCAGATGCGTCAACCGATCTAACCATTAACGAGCGCCGGGAGATTAAGGGCTATGAAAAGCTAGCTAATGGCGGCGATGAAATACTGGTATCGTCTAGCATGATACCGCTAACTATGGCCGTAGAGCCCATCACACTGCCGCCAGAACTATCAGCCGACGAAGCAAAGGCTCAGGCGTATGGCCCCCCGAAGACTTCTTGACCAGGACGCACAAAGGGAGAGGCGCAACCAGCAGCTATTGCTTGAGCGTCTATCACGCGTGTCTGAGCGCCTGCTGTCCAAAGAAATAGCCACGACAACGCTGGCAATGGTTAAGCGCTGGCAGGCATCTGGTCAAGTATCGCTCCCTGACGAGCACGCTCGGCGCATAGAGTCGCTACTGGGGCGGATATGGCGGGCATCTATAGAGGGCATGGCCAAACGTATTACCGCAGCGGCAAAGGGCAGCGGCGGGCCGGATGTTATCAAAGAACAAGCAAAGTGGGATTTGTTTGTTGCACAGTACATTGCTCAGTTTGGCGGCGAGAAAATCACACAGATCAGTGACACGACCCGCGCTCAGATAATGACGCAGATCGCCATAGGCCAAAGCGCCGGGTTAGGGCAGCTAGAAATTGCTAAACTAATATCAGGCAACGCATCTTTGATAGGTAGGCAGCGCGGCGCACTGATAGCCAGGACAGAGACTCACGGCGCTGGCAACTTTGGTGCAAAGAAACAGGCAGAATCAACCGGGCTTAAATTGAGGCGGGAATGGATTGCGGCGGATCAGCCAGGCCGCACACGCGATGCTCACGAAGATGCAAACGAGCAGGTTGTGGGTATGGACGAGCCTTTTGAGGTTGACGGAGAACTCTTGGATTATCCTGGCGACCCAACGGGCAGTGCTGCTAACGTAATTAACTGCCGGTGCGCGGTGGGGTATATTGTAATTGATTGATAGACTTAAACGGTATAAGACAGGCCCGCATTTTGTGGGTCTTTTTTGTGAATATAGTGTTGCAATGCTGCGGCAGTGTGTTATTGTTGAGTCATAGAGAGACACCAATCACACAGAAGGAATGCGAACATGAGCACAACAGGCAAAGCAGTTTCCAAATTAGCAAACAAAAAAGGCACTGTATTTGCCCTTGTAGCAATGACCGATGGGTCCTGGCAGGTGATGAAGCTTTGCAGCAACTACGACGGCAAAGTACGTGGCGGCATAAGAAATACATGGAGGCTTGTTGAGAAAAACATGAAGGAAGCCGACGCTCGCAATCTTTACAGCCGCAGACTAAAAGGCACTCAATCGTGAGTGCTTTACCATCTTTTGACCTGCGCGAGCTAGAAAAGCAAAATTCAATCACAGATTTTTACAAAGACAATAGAAGATCCTCATACATCAAAAGGAATGCAAACATGACCACATACAACGTAGTAATCAACGACGACACCACCGGCACTATTGACGACAGCACTCTAGACGGTCAGCACGCCGATGCTTTCTTGGGCGAGATGATGACGGTCCATGCACACGACGAGAACGGCAACCCTGTTGAGCATTACGGTCGACTTACCGAAGTTCTGTCATAAACAATAACAAGGCCCTTCGGGGCCAGTCACCCAGACGAAAGGAATACGAACATGATGGCATTTTACACACAGCAAGCAGACCAGATTCTACCTATCTTTGGCGTTAGTTCTTTTGAGGAAGCACGCGACTTAGTTGG